CACAAAAATAAACCACAAAAATAAACTATAACACTTCAAACGACTGTGGACAACAGCAACACGGCGACTCGTGGTGCATATTTCGATGGAGATCTAGAGGCAACTGGATTTTTAATAGGTGATGGTTCTCAATTACAAAATTTACCAGCCGCACCTAATATCACGTTACAAACGGTGGTCGCGAACGATAACGTCGCATCACGAGGTGCACATTTCACCGGAGATCTAGAGGCAACTGGATTTTTAATAGGTGATGGTTCTCAATTACAAAATTTACCAACACCCACATTAGATGCAGTTCTATTAAATGATAATGCCGCGACACAGGGTGCGTATTTCACTGGTGACGTTGAAGCTTCTGGGTACTTGATAGGTGACGGGTCCCAATTACAAAATTTACCCGTACCCACACTTCAAGAGGTTACCACACAGGATTTTACGACAAATGATAAGATAATATTCTCAAACCCCGTGACATCACTGGAGACGAGTGGAAATGTCGTCGTCAATGGAAATGTCACGGCACTCGAATTCTTTGGTGATGGTTCGGAACTGACGTCAATCGTACCACAATCACAATTAGATGATAACTCATCGCGAATAAACACACTCAATCAAAAAGTGATCATCACGAACACGAATGGAATCACTACGAATTTTACAAAAGGTGACATACTCTATGCATCTTCTATTGGCACCTTATCAAAGCTTGCTATAAGTTCTACACAAGGGCATGTACTCACGGTAAACGCGTCGGGTGTACCCACTTGGGGTGCATCACCGAGTGTCTCATCTCTTGATAATAGAATATCATCACTCGAAGGAAATCTCATGGTCACTTCAACGACTGGTATTACTGGGTTTACCACAGGTGATATACTCTATGCATCCGGAACAAACACACTGACAAGATTACCAAAAGGGGCAGCTGGGCAATTTTTAGCCATAAATAGTTCTGGTATACCCGATTGGGTCAATGGACCTGGTGCGTCTACGCAGTTCATCACAGAATCTTATACGTCCATCAGGGAGGCTAGACTTGGGTTTCATAACACAAATCCACAACATATGATATCGTTCGGTACGAGCTATTATGATGAAAACACAGGCGATGCATCTGGAAATTTAGTTATAAATGGAAACGTATACGCCGAATTTTACTACGGGGATGGTGTCGGACTCACAAACGTCAACATGTCCCAAACATCCGATGCGAGAGCAAAATCAAACACAGAGATCATCGTGAATTCCCTAGACACGCTTTCTAAACTTAAACCGGTCGTGTACGACAAAGACGGTCTAGAAGAATCTGGTTTCATAGCACAAGACATCTATTACGATGCCCCTGAATTGAGACACCTCGTACAACTCGGAAAGGATGCAAATCCAAATGAAACAAAGAATGAACCCAATTACGAAGATTGGGGTGAAGAACACGCAAAACTCGATTACGTGGGTCTCATCGCATACACGGTCGCGGCTATAAACGAACTACGAGAAATGGTCGAAGATCTCGAAAACGCTTAAATTTTTCTTTTTACCATGCTCATAGAATGAGGCTGGTAAAATGAAATGCATTTACTTTTTAATAGAATCCATGGCCGCGAGTGCTAGAACGCCGGCAATAAAGAATAGGACAACATAGTTTGTCTCTGTGTCTTCCACTCGAGACCCACGGGGTGGTCTCTGAGACGGAGCACGCATCTGAGGAACACGCACTGGCGGTTCTTCATCGATGGGACAGTACCCTATCATTTATACTCTAGGTTTACAAATTTATTTCAACCGACTTCTTCTTTCGCCCCCGTTTACCCTTCGCACCCGCGGAGACTTTCACTTCCTTCACATCACTCTCATCTTCGTCGACGCCCTCTGAAGCCTCGACTATATCGGAGATGGCGTCATCATCGTCGTCATCTTGATCGACGTTTGGAATTGCTTCTGGTGCAGTCGTAGACATGGGTGGCGCCGGAGGCATCATGATGTTACCCATCAAACTGGAGATATCCACACCGGGACCCTTCATTTCGTATCGGTCGTCGGACGTAGATGGCTCGGCGCTCCTGGGTGTCGTATTCTTTACAGCGTCAACCATGTTCTGAACCAACGCTGGGTTTTGCTTGAGAATATCATTCATGTTAGGCATCACTGATTTGAACATACTGTTCGTCAAGTGGAACATCATTGCAGAACCACCGAGCATCATGATGAGCTTGACTTCTGGTGCTACGTGCATCTTTGTACGGTATTTCACATACAGTTCTTCGAACACTTCATCGTAATCGTCCACATTCTCCATGACATTCTCGGACCAACCTTCCAGTTGAATTTCAAATGGATTATACTTTTTGTTAATAAACTCGAGACCCGTGACACACGCGATCAACATTCTCCGGCTAAATTTGATGGATTTATCTACGTCTATGCTGTATGTGATTCGCTTAACTTCCGTTCTGAGATCATCGATATTCGAATATACATTCAAACGCTTGTTCACGGTGAAACCCTTCTTTTCGAGGCGACCCAATTTATTCACCAAATCCGCCTTCTCTTCGTCTATAGACTTATACCCAGGCGATGGTCGTTCCTCTTCGGGTTGCATGGAGTAATCACCTTGCATATATGGTTGCTCTTCATCGTCTTGATCGTATTCATCATATTCAATGGGTTCATCCTGATATGGTGGTGGCGCGGCTTGTTTCGTTGGATTCGCAAAAGCATCTATATCTTCCTGAATATCAGCCTGCATCGGTTGGCGGGGAGCTGGTTTATAGACAGTAGGTCTCGGAATACTTCGCGCAGAGCGTGGACGAGGAACTTCGATCTCGATCTCATCCATGATTGCTTGCTCGTTATCGTCAAGCTTCATGATGTTCCCATGACTCCGATTGAGCACGATTTCTCCGTCCATTACTCTGTACTTTGAAACTATTCCAAATTCTTTAACGCACTTTATAATATAAAAAATATTGATTACATAATAATGAACTTCAACGCCACCAATCGCAATACACTCACAGCCATCGCTGTCGTATTTTGCACGTTGTCCGTCTTGATGTCTTTGAGACCAAGAAACAATAAAAGCTATTACCAGCCCAGACCAATCAATGTCGAGACCGATGTATCCGAGGAAGGATCGCTTTTTGACTTGGAACACAAAATTGAATGTGTCCCGGGTTCTGCGCAGTCCGCTTACTACACGAAGTCTTTGACTCCAGGTGGGATATGTGGCGACCAAGAATTTATCAAGAAGCGCGCCGATGCGAAAATCATCGGTGGAATAGGTGGATCTTTAATCTAAGGTATAATTAATGAACACGGTGAACGCGACGCGTCCAGCCTTACCAGATTTTGATTATGAATATCACACTATCAGCATCGATACGATCGGTCAAGATAGCAAAAATACATTCACAGTTCATCTGACGCAACCAATCGAAAACATAGTTCAAGCTCGACTCACCGCAGCGAGAATTGATGCCGCGAATTCGAACGTGTGCCACATTTCAGTCGATGAATTGAATACGAATTATTCGCAAAGAACATCCAACACGTACGGTGGTCAATCGTCGATGACGCAGCTTAACCGTGGTTTCGGTACCATCATTCAGGCTGGAACGAACCCAATTATTTTTAGAGATGATTACGACGTCGATACGCAGTACATGACCCCGATTAGAAAAATTGACCGACTCACGTGCACATTGAGAAATGAGAACGGGAATACCATCACGAATGGCGCGGACAACTTTTTAATTTTCAAATTTGTTTGTAAAAACAAAAATCTACCATTCGCCGAATCAGGGCGCTAGACACATATATTTTTTACCTTTCGTTATATTATAAATGTCGACGGGAGTCGTGCAATTAATCGCAATTGGCGCTCAAGATCAACACATTATGGGTGAGCCAGAGATATCATTCTTCTCATCGACATTTAAACGACATTCAAATTTTTCACAATCAGTTGAAAAACAACTAATGCGCGGAAACATCGCGAACGGGTCCATGACATCTGTGAAATTTGAAAAAACAGGGGATTTACTTGGGTATGTATACATCGCAGCAGATGATAATACTAAAGCAGTAGACCCATCGGATTGGACTCAAATTATAGACAAAGTTGAGCTTTACATCGGAGGTCATCTAATAGATTCGCACGATTCAATATTTAGTGAAAAAATTGCGGTGGATACATTTGCTCAAAATGTATCTAAGAGTTCAAATGGTGCACACCCAGGTATAAACTCTAAATCGTACTTTTATCCGTTACGTTTCTTTTTCTGTGAAGGTCCTCAGTCAGCTCTACCACTCATCGCATTAAATTATCACGAAGTAGAATTAAGATTTCACTGGGGTGTAAATACTGGAAACTACAATTACGAAGTGTACGCCAATTATTATTACCTAGATAACGAAGAAAGAGGAAATATCGTGTCGAGAAATCAAGAAATGCTCATCACACAGGTTCAAAAAAATATACCATCCGGTGAACTCATACAGGATCTCACATTCAACCACCCAGTAAAATACATCGCATGCGCAGACACGACTTCGAATGGAGCACTAACGTCTGTATCAAATAAAGTAAAACTCAATATAAACGGGTTGGATATTGGTAATCATAAATGGGCTAGAACCCACTATATAGATGTGATGGCATATTACCATACAAATTATGTGACTTCCCCCGATTTCTTTTTGTATTGTTTCTGTTTATTGACAAGTTCTTTACAGCCCACGGGTACACTTAATTTCAGCAGACTTGATTCCGCCAAAATTATAAGTGAAAGTCAGAACATAACTGATACTATATACGCAGTCAATTATAACATTTTGAGAGTTGAAAACGGTATGGCCGGTTTAGTATACGCGAATTAAAATACAATTGTATATTAAATGGTGAAGAATTCGGGTATAAACCAGCCTACCGATATGGTAAGACTCGGAAGATATACAGATTGCGAACAGCCTAAAAACTCCATTGTGTTTAATGCAAGCGACGACAAAATTCGTGATATAAAACACAGCGGATTATACATAAGTCCATTACGTAATGCAAACGCGTCGAACTTACTTGCGTATGATTCGATCACGAAAGAAGTTGTAGACATAGGTGGAATGCAACTAAAACTCGCAGATTTACAAGTTAAAAATCTTGAAGTGGTGAATATGAAAGTTGTTAATGAAGAACATGTGTATACACCTATTCTAACAATAGGCGAGGGATGTTCTAAAAATGAAAATGTTGGTTTGGATATTCACGGAATAAAAATCATCAACGACAAATCTACTAACACATTGAGAGTAAATGAAAATACAGTATTTAATGGGACGATCGAGGCTTCGAAATTCGTTGGTGATGGTGGTCTACTTTCGAATGTACAATATGATTTGAACGTAGAAATAGGTGAAGTGGTAGAGAATTTACATGTTTGCCGTGAATTAAAAGGAGATGGTGGGCTTTTATCAAACATTACTGTGGATCAAATAAGTAATTTTAATGGGTATTCTCCAAATTTTACCGAGATTAACGCGAGTAAAGATATACACGTGGGGCGATCGGTATACATTAACAATAGAATTCACACAAAAGGTAATATAAATTCTGATGGAAACGTGGTAGCCAAATCATTTTACGGTGACGGTACGACTTTAAGTGGTGTATGCACGAATGTCGATCTATCGCAAACAAATGCACGCGTGTTGGAACTCGAAAATCAAACGGCGAGATTTGAACCACTCGAGACATCGAAATCCAAGATAGAAAAAGATGTCGTAGACACGAGAACTGGGTTGGAAAATGGATTATTGAGAATTGAGCCACTCGAAATTGCAACTACTTCACTCGATGAGAGACTAACACACACCGAACCAATCTTAAAAAATATTCAATCTCAAGTTCCAAGAATATATACTT